CTTCTTCCTGGTGGCCTTAATCCACTTACAGGTCAACCTTCAGTGCCGAAACCTAAAGTAGAAAAAGGGGGGTATGATCAGAATACTAATCTTCCTCCTGAATTTGGTAAACCTGAAGAGGGAGAGAGTATAGCTGAGCCATTTTTACGTAAAAGAGAAGATGTGGAAGAAGATATAGAAAAGCAAGAAGGGTCAATTCCCGGTGATATGGGAGCTTCTGAAACTGCGGTGTCAATGGCTATGGCTAGGGAATATAATCAATCTCTTGATGTATTAAAAATTTGGGCTTCGGTCGATCGAGTTTTGCCTAAAGATGACGAACTATCATTGGTAGATGATTTGAGTATTTTAAAATCTTTTGGCTTAGAGACTTCTACTAATATTGAAAATTTGGTAGAAGGGACGTTGGTACATAAAATGCTAGTTGATCGAGCTAGTAGGCCCACTAAAGAATGGTGGGAATCTGGACTTGAATTAGCTAAAAGTGTTGAGGGTATGGAAGAACCGGCAATTTGTACAGCGTTTCTTTATTATGAGCCGGATACTTTCCAATTAGCCGATTTCATTGTTAAAGCTTCGATAGAAACTCGGTCAGCAGACCAAAATCCAGCACCTATGCCTTCTAATGGTTTGAGTCCTACTATGGGTGGCTATGTAAATGATGAAGTAGTTACTAGAAGTAAAGCTCAAGATTTAGAACAGCCTTTGCCTAATAGTGGTGGTGGCTCTGCTATGGGAGGATTGGGTATGTCTGCTGACGAGCTTGAAAAGTTAGACGTACAGGTTACTGGACCTAAAGATGAAGACTGTGATGATTGAAAGCGTAAAGCTCAGAAGTCTTCTGAGCAAGAAGAAGATGATATCGAAAAAGGTGTTGTAAGAAGCCTTGATGGCCCAGCGATTGTTGGTGGAGATGAACAGATTGATGTTCCGCACCAAGTGACTGGACTTGCTGCTCCTCAGAATCCTATGGGGGTTAATGAAGCTTCACTAGGACGATACACACGCCAACAAGCTGGAGGACTGCCGGGGAGTGAGAATGGTCCCTACTTCTGAGCTAATCGAAACAATTGACATATTAATGAAAGATATGTCTGACATTGATATTGTCGGTTTATATCAAGATAAGAATCATGCTATAGAGCTGTCCCATAAAGATGGCATATTTTATGTTCGTTTAGATGGGGCTAATTTATATGCTGGGAAAGATGGAAGTAAGGCTGCTTCCATGTTTTATGATCAAATTGCTCAAGTTCATGATGATGAAGATCGTGGAACCGATCCAGATTTTGCCGCTTTACGAGAAATTCTTCAGGCCCGAAATGACCATGTAAAAGATATGTTGGCAGCTATTGGTCATGAGCGTCTATCTGCTTCTCTTGATGGAATAGAGATGGCTAAAGAATTTAATATGGATTCATTTCAAAATATTATTAAACATAATATGACGACTTTGGATGTATTAAATTTTGCCGGTTATCGTCCTTCTGAGAAAGAAAATGAAGAATGTCATACATGTGTCTTTTTTGCAGCTGGTGGGTTTTGTACAAAGATAGATTTGCCAGTGAAAGAAGAGATGGTGTGTGATTGGTTTAAATCATTGCCTATGCCTGAGAAAAATGAGGCGTGGTCCCATGTTTCCCACCAAGAGTGGGAAGAGGCTGAACACGAGGAAGAACACGATCATGCGATAGAAGGTGTTCAGAAAGATGTTAGTAAGGATTTAATTTATACCAGTGCTGAAGATAAATTAGAGTCTCCTGCCAATTTCAACACGAGTAGCCGTAAACCCAATGTGATAATGAGAGAATTTGTTCCAACTGATGCGTCGGAAGGTTTTCAAATTCTTGCTAAAAATAGTGTCGATGAAGGAATAGTTGAAGTACAAATTGTTCAACGTGATGGACATTGGGATGTCATTACTAAACAACGAGATGTATCAGATTTAGGAGATCCATTCTCGGCTGTTGGCGAAACTACTATTCCTAAAAAGGTAAAGCTTCTTGAGGGTGACGACAAGGAGGGAGTCGATAAACTTCGTGAAGTACGGGGTGTTGAGAAACAATCTAATGAGGGCGGATTGGGTGTAGATGATCCCGAAGCTCTTAATGACGGAACCCCAGCTTCTTCTCAGCATTATCGTAGGATTAAGGAAAATGAAGAGAATGCTAAATCTTCTTTTGCGGCTAAAGCATATGCATTTCAACCTAATAGGACTGAAGACGTTCAAAAACCTATTTCAGCTCAACGAGATCCCGATGATGACTTAGCACCAGCTAGTGAAGAAGCTCTTTCAAGTGCTGAGACTGGTACTGGCACACAAGCATTTAGTTCTGGTGCTGTCATAGATTTACCACCGGATTATAAAGATGTAATACATATAAATAGTAAGGCATCGGGCGGTACTGGAGGTCAAGGTGTTGAGGGTGGCGGTGATGGAAGTGCCACGATGATTGCACCTTTTGATGCTTCACACGAAGATTTAAAATCTGATTATGATTCTGAATTAAATCCAAAGAATAGTGTTACAGCAGCGGCTATGTCGAAACAAGATGGGGGTGGTGGAGCTGGTGGTTTTGGTGGTGATGGAGGTGGCGGTGGTACGGCAATGACCGCTGGTGGCAGCTCAGGTTCAGATTCTATGAATACTGATACTCATGGCGGTAGAACTGGACGTGAGAAAAAGTATAGTTCTGCCCTTAAACTTAAAGATTCTATGGATGCGGGTTCTTATGAGGGAGTATCACAGATGCCGTATCCTCAGGATGATGATACTCGTCCTCTTAGAACGGTTGAACGTCATAAGCCAGGTGATTCTGAGGACGAGGAAGATAGAGCAAGTGACGATGAGCATGATATTCCAATGCATCAGCAACCTATTGGTGAAGGTTATGCCAGCAGCTATGTAATTGCGGAAGAAGAAAAATATAGCCCCACCGAAATAAGCGAAAAACCTGAGCATGAGAAGGTACGCCGTCAGTTTATTGATGAAGATAATCGTCTTAGAAGTGTAAATGATCAGGCAACGGAACAATTTACTAATTTATCAATGTTGGCACAAGACCTTCAGTCTCATTTTTTGCGTAGTACAGATACACCTGAAACATTAAAAAATAGTGATGCGTTTAGAGTTTTAACTGATAATTCTATTAAAAAAATGGATACGGGACGTACTTTAGTGGTTGCTGGGTGGGGCAACTATTATATGGTAGATCGTGAGGGACATCGTTTGGGGTTAGAGGGTATGCGCCGTGCTTTGAACAATTTTCTTGGCCAGAAAGAATTTGCCAATATGAATATCTTTCATTCTGGTATTCAAGTTGGTCAAATCTTACGTCGATTTGTTGATGATCAAGGTAAAGAGTGGCGTACTGAGGTTAGACCTGAAGGTTTATTTGTAGTTGCAGCTTTTAGGACTGATTTAGAAGTATCTAGAAAAGCTATGGCTGAAGTTTTACGTGGTAGTATGCGAGGATTTTCTATAGCTGGTAACGCTAAATCGAAGGAAATGCGTTGTGAGCATGGAAAATGTTGGACTGAAGTAAATGATTTAGAGATTTATGAGGTAACACTTTGTGTTGCGCCCATGAATCCAAAATCATATATAACTGATATTGTTCAAAAACCTGATCCAATGATTTGTCCTGAGTGTTATGACACCGATCAATTAGAGTTTGATTCTAGTTTAAGGACTAGATAAATTTAATTATTACCAATTTTTGGTAAAAAATAGACACCTATCTTATTTTCTATTAATATTGTAATTACGAGTCCTGTAAGGAGGGGCATGTATGGCTTCAAATACTTCCGAACTTCTGCCCATTCTGAAGGCTTTGCGGGAATATATCGTCAAAGAGTATGGGGTGAATTATCCTCCTCATGTTCGTGGCGAAGATGCTTCTGGCAAGGATCTTCCGAGTAATTGGGTAGATAAACTGCAACCTCTGAGTGGCGGGGATACGGTTGGACGTGATTCCCACGGATCTCAGGGAACCAAGAGTACCCGGTCTGGTGCACAAGGCACTGACCCCTATATCCACAAGTCTGAATTTGAAGCGATGTTGAAAGACTTCGCCAAGCATTTTGTCGATGGACGACCTGTTCAGGCTGGCTCAGAACGTGCCGATGGTATGCATGGAGCTGGTGGATTCTCGTATCCTGGCGATCGCCAGCGCATTCCTGAAGGTCGTGGACTTGGAAAAGAAGGACACGAAGGGATGGAAGAAGAAGATATGATGGGCAACGGTATGGACGACATGGTCGAAGATGTTGAAGACGATGAAATGATTGTTGACGACGAAGCTGGAGACGTAGGAGACGACGAAGAGTGGATGGAGGAAGAAGAGGGTGTGGAGAAGAACTACATGTCTCGTTCTGCCGATGGAATCTCTGAGTTGTTGAAAGACATCAAAGGTCTTTTGTCCTCTCGCCATCAGGAAAAGCAGGAATACGCTGCGATTCAGTCTGATATTAGCGACCTAAAGAAGTCTGTTAATAATCAAGTCCGTGATGGGATCAAAAAGGGATTGAAGCAATTTAATCTCAATCCATCTCGTGGCGACACCATGACCCGTTTGGGAGATGGTGAGGAATCTTCGAATTTTGGGGTGCCTCAGCCTGTCGAAATGCCCGATCAGCGGATTGGAGTCGAAGGCGAGTCTTTCCAGAAGAGTGCTGAAGAAGAGGGTCAAGAGCAGTTCGTCAATGGAATCGAAGAAATTACATCCCGCACGGATTCTAATGACCTTCGTGGCCATTTCAAGCTAGTCAATGGTATGCGTAACCAAACTGGTGAGCTGTCTCCCCACACTTTGTATTACTATCCCACCCAGCGCAATGGGAACAGGGGGGGTAAATAATGGCTACTAGCAATGACATTAGCATCGCCCAGTATATTTCATCTGCGGAACGCAATATGCGTTCTTCGTTGATGCCGCCTGGGTACTTTGCTAAACAAACGTACCTACAAGTCGCTGATGTTTTCACCGCTACTTATGGCCGTAAGGTCTGGGACGCTCTGAATAACCAGACTCGTTTCTGGAACATCTTGCGAAAAGTACAGTGGGGGCCAACGACTGGTTGGCGTTTGCGGTCTGATAGGGGCGATAATCGCTCTCGGCCCGTAACGGAAACTGGTTCGATTCCCACTATCGATGTCTCTAACTACGTCAATGTGGATTCTGCTCCACGTATCGTAGCGACTGACTTCGGTGTCTCACTCAAATCCCAGATCATGAGCGGTCTCGAAGGTGGTATGGGGGATAACCTCGCTGTAGAGCAAGAAGCT